ACCCACTCTTAGTTCTACTATGCGCCTGCAATAGTCACCAATAACAGGTGTGAAAGGATCTGTGAGAGTTATTGCGAGAGCTTTCTCATAAAGTTTCTTTTCTGGGTTTGTATATCCCGAAGTTATGTGAAAACTTTTAAAGAATCTGCTAGGTGATGTACATGATTCTACAACACATGAACTCAATCCTGGGTAGAGTCTTCCTAAGAAACCGGGCACTTCTGGAACAACAATTTTCATCTTTTGACCAATTTGATAGGCTGCTAATACATAGTTATCAGCGCTGGGTTTATCCAACTTGTCTACATATATGGTGTCATCACCACCAATCATACCTATAAGATCATAAGATGTTTTTGAATTTTCCCCATTAAGACGTAAACCGTAAAAGCGCATGAATGCCGAAAGAATGCTGTTATCACAAGATGTCGACATTGATCCACTTCCACGTTTGCCTTCAAGGAAGAACCAAACAGAAAAGTCCATGATCACTTTACAAAAAGCGTCATCAGACATAACGTCCAGAATATCTGAATAATAATCTGGATGAAAGAAATATAGCCAAAATTGCAAACACAAAACACGTGCTAACTCATTAACATGACCATCAAAACGACTACCGTCACCTTCACAAATTATGAAAGTGCCATGTGGAAGATTGCTGACCATTTTAACCAAACGTTCTTTAAGAAGTGCAGGTGGTACAAAAGCATACCACTCACATTTCTTAAGAATTGTTTGTAGAGCATACACATATTTGCCAACGCGAAACTTTGCTGATCCAGAGAATGAAACTATGCATCGTGTGTCTTTTGGATCAAACACACCATCCTTCTCTTCATAATCATAAGATTCAGCTTTAACAAATCCACTTGTTCTACCATGCATAAGAAAATCACCTGACTGGATCATTATTTGAGCCTGTCTGTTATTCTTTACATGTGAGAGGACTGTTTCTACTGAGACAGGATGCAAGGATTGTTTTCCTACTCCTGTTCTTTTACTGGTTTCTTCACAAAATTCAAACATTGTTGATTTCATGAACGTTGACATTGTTCTTGGGTTGTCAAATTTCATTCTTTTCTCAACAGCACAAACAACCGATGCTTGGTTGTTCATCGCCGTTGTACTAAATCCGACTACCAAAGGGTTTGCATAAGCATGGACTAAAGGTTTAACCCTATCACCAACATCTACCTCATAACTGTATGGTAAAATTGGCCTCCAGGACACCATTTTATTTGAGTTAAAACTAGCATCACGAAAGAATTCTGTTAGTAAAGGTGCAGCATCCTTGTCTGCTCCTTGACCTGTCATGGTAAACTGATTAGGTTTTACCTCTGCAGAAATACAAGTTGCCTTTATCTTTGTATATTCTTTCTCTGGTACACTTATGGAGTAATAAGAATTTGGCAAGCCTACTGTTATTTCTGGTCCACTTTCTCGTGAAACACGAAACACAACATGCTTTCTATTTACTCCCTGTACGATAGGGTTGAATTCCTCTAACTCTTGACCAAGAACCTGCAAATGGCTCTCTATCTTCTCAGATTTACAGATAGGTTTTATCATCTTATAAAAACCAGATAAGATGATCTGTCTTACTCTATTGAAGAGAGTTA